ATCATGTCCCGGCTGAGCTTGGACCCCGCCTCCTGCAGGGCCGCAATGGCCGTCCCCGCGGTTACGCCCCCGGTCACCCCGCCCTGGGTGAAGTCCCTTACGCCGCTGGTCTCCTTCATCTCGTTGATCTTCCCCTCCAGCAGCGTGGTGTACAGCCCGCTCAGGGGCTGCACCGTAATCTCCCGGATGGCGTCCTCGCTCAGGTTCCCCGCCACGTGTACAAAGTCGTTGCGCCAGTCCGCGAATTCCCCTTCGCTCACCGCCCCGTCCTGGCGGATGAAAAACCGCTTCTTCCCCGCCAACAGCGCGTTTTTCAGCAGCGCCTGGTTCAGCCGGTCAATGTAGGTCTGGCAGTCCTTGAGCACGTCGATGTACCCAAACCCCGCCGGGGAATCCTCCACCGGGAACAGCGGGTCCAGCACAAAGGGATACTCCCCGTGCTCGTAAAATCCCGTCTTGGCGTACGCCGGCTCGTTCTCCGAGGCGAAGATCACCTGATCCTCCACAAACCGGCAGTAGTGCAGCACCGTGCGGTTGCCCTGCCTGCGGCGGTAGTACCAGTCCACCACCACCGCCTTGTTCCCCGTCTCCACCTGGTCGTCGTGGACGTACCGGGTCACGTCCAGCCCCGGGGTGCTCCCCCTCAGCTCCAGGAAGGGATACCGCGCCTGCAGCTCCTCCCGGTCCTCCAGCATGGTGTAAAACACATTCCGACTGTCCTGCAGCCGCCGG